GTCTGCGTCCACGCTTTCATCGGGAAGCTGCAGGACGGCAGCATAGCAACATATCAGACCCTACCATGGGATATGGTAGGATGGCACAGTGGATCCGGCTCCCTTGGCAGCACAAAGAACGCAAACAACAACGGATATATAGGCTTCGAGATCTGCGAAGATGGCCTCACAGATCCCGTATATTTCAACAAGGTATACCAAGAAGCTGTGGAGCTTTGCGCGTACCTTTGCAAAGAATACAACGTCAAGCCTGAAAAACCATGGCTCATTTGCCACAGTGAAGGAAATAAGCTGGGAATAGCCAGCAACCACGCAGACGTAATGCACTGGTTCCCTAAACACGGTAAGAACATGGATACCTTCAGAGCAGATGTGGCCAAGAAAATGGCTGAAGGATCCACAGGACAAGCTGGTGGCCATTCCATCATAGGGAAGGCGACAGCAACGGCAGCGCAGGCTGCAGCGTGGGCAAAGAAAAGCGGAGCCACTGAATTATTTATCAGCCTGGCCGAGACATTCTGGAAGATTGCACAAGCTGCAGGAGTAAACCCTGTAGTAGCATATACCCAGAGCGCAAAAGAGACCGGGTATGGTCAATTTAAAGGAGTTCTGGACGCCAGCTTCAAGAACCCATGTGGACTGAAGACAAAATCCGGAGGAGCAAACAGCGATCCGAACGCCCACCAGCGCTTCAATTCATGGGAGGAAGGAATCCAGGCCCAGGTAGATCACCTGGCGCTGTATGCAGGAGCTCCCGGATATCCCAAAGCAGGAACTCCGGATCCAAGACACTTCCCATACCTTAAAGGCACAGCACCGAATGTCGAAGATCTCGGAGGCAAATGGGCGCCTTCAGCAACCTATGGAAAAGACATTGTGGCCATGATGGCCAAACTTGAAGCAACCGCTGCACCGGTCGCGCCGGCACCACAGCCACAACCAGGTGTTATGTATTATGTCCAGACAGGAGCCTATTCAGTCAAGGAAAATGCCGACGCTCAATACCACAAAGTAAAAGCGGCTGGCTTTGATGCCATAATCAAGAAGTCTGGGAACCTTTATAGGGTCCAGGTCGGGGCATTCAGCGTAAAGGCCAACGCAGATGCATTCGCTGCCAAGGTTAAGGCAGCAGGTTTTGACACCTATGTAACGACAACAGGCGGCACCCAGGTAGCTCCAGGACCGGCTTCAAAGACCACAGAAACGAAAACCATCAAGGTAGGCAGCAAGGTCAAGGTTAAAAATGGAGCCAAGACATACACAGGAGGAAGCCTGGCCAGCTTCGTTTATAACACCGTTTATGATGTGCAGCAGATAAACGGCAACAGAGTAGTAATAGGCCTAAAAGGTCAAGTCACAGCAGCCGTAAGGCTCGAAGACTTGATACTTCAATAAAGAGGAGGAGTTCCAATGAAAGAGATATTAACAACCCTGATCCAGGTCGTAGTTATACCGGCCATACCGGTGCTGGTTACCTACTTGGTAAAATACCTGAAGGCCAAGGCTGAACAGACCACGACCAAGATTGACAACGAGCTCATCAGGACATACATCCAGGAAGCGACAGACGCAGTCCTTCAGGCAGTAACCTATACGGCCCAGACATACGTCGACAGCCTCAAGAAACAGGGCAAATTTGACGAGGAAGCCCAGAAGATAGCATTCAACACAGCGAAGAATATAGCCCTTCAACTGCTCACGACCGAGGCAAAACAGATGATAGAGGACCTATATGGAGACTTAATGCTATGGCTTGAGACCAAGATCGAGCAGACAGTAAAAGAACAGAAAACCTTCACCGTAGGAACGCTGGAGGCACTCCCTATAGAATAACATGAATAAGGACCGCCGGGTATTTATTGTATCTGGTGGTCTTTTTTTATTGACTAATTACCAACGGCGTTTTATAATGTTCTCAAAAATTGAGAAGGAGGAAGACTATGGGATACAGGGACGAATGGTATGGAACCAAGAAGGAGCTCATAGAGCTTGTGGAACATTGCATCGAAGAAATTCAGGTGGACATGGATATCAGAATCAACACCAGGGACATGCGGAAACTTTTCTGTGAAGCATTCGCCAGAAACATAGTTCAGAACGAATTAAGGGAGATGATGGCATACATCATCGACGAAGAGGGGCAGGCCGAGGAAGAACAGAAGTGCAGAGTTTGTGGCTGCACCCAATACAATGCATGCGAAGGCGGATGTTACTGGGTAAAAGAGGACCTGTGCAGCAAGTGCACAGAAAAGACGATCGAGGAGGAGAAGAAATGAAAAGGCTATTCAAGTTTTCAGGGTACGATAACTGGGACAGACCGGTATACGAAGGAGAAGACGGAACACTTCTTGTTGACACTGACCCGATATCAGACAGACCAATCAATCTATGCACGAAGCACAACAACAAATTTAACGGAGAGCCGGACACTCCGATCCAGTACACCAAGTACAAAGACGACGAAATCGTCGTAGATCGCCGCGTAACATGGTGGTAGAAAAGAGAGGAGGAACAATAGTGAAGGATATTAGAAATAGAATCGCCGGTGCTTTGTACGGCGTAGCGATAGGGGACGCTTTAGGAGCACCCCTGGAATTTATGAGTAAAGAGGAGATCTCCAGGAAGCATGGTCGAGTAACCGAGATGATCGGAGGCGGCTGGCTGAATGTTGTACCAGGAGAGATCACCGACGACACACAAATGACCCTGGCCGTAGCTGAAGGAATTATAGAGGGCCCGGACAACCCGATCCAGGCCATCGGGAAAAGGTTCATCGAATGGGCCAGGAGTGGACCAAAGGACATCGGAGGAACCTGCAGCATGAGCATACGCTGGGCAGCATTCCTGGGCCAAAATAACGAGCCAGACGAGGAGAAATGGTTCGAAGCAAGTAAATATACCTCCGAAGCAAACGGAGGCCGCAGTGGAGGAAATGGAGCGCTTATGCGCACGGTTTACCCAGGTCTTTATTACAAAGAATTGCTGATGGCAGTAGAAACAGCTGGCGCCATAGCACAAATGACACACTGGGATAAAAAGTCAACGGAGGCTTGTAATTTTTACACAGAAATGATACACTTAATAACCGAATCGATAAGTAGAGAAGAGGCTCTGCAGATAATAAGAGATGTGCTAAAAGACAGTGAATACAGCCTGAAGGCCAGGAAGCAGCTCAAACCGACCGGGTATGTCGTGGATAGCTTCAACTGCGCACTTCATAGCATAGCAGCAACCGGAACCTTTGAGGCCGCCATAATCGAGGCGGCCAACCTTGGGGGAGACGCAGACACCATCGCAGCAATCGCCGGCGGCCTTGCCGGAGTCATATACGGATACAACGAGATCCCAGTGAGATGGATCCAGACGCTGGACCCAGGAATCAGGAAGCAGCTCGACAAGCTCGTGGACGCAGCAGTAAAGAACAGGGAGGACAGATAGCATGGCAGGATACGGACGACCACTAAAAGGCAAAACAAGGCGCGTACCGATAACGGTGCACACAGCCATAGGTATACTTGATATAATCGACCAGTACGTCGAGGAGAGAAACCAGGAAGAGAAGTCTTATTCACGCTCGGATTTTTACAACGAGGCGGCCAGACTTTACCTGGAACACCTGGGAAGGTTACCTGAAGAGGAAAAGGACCAGGAAGAGAAGAAAGCGTACCAAAACCGTACCGAAATTTTTCAGAAATAGAAATAAGGGCGATAATATGAATAATACAAATAATAAAACCCAGTTAAAAATCACCCAACATAACACAGGATAACTTTCTATTATCGAGTGGGAATAACGTATAAAAATCCGGAAACCAGCATGAAACCTGGTGTTCCGGATTTGTATTTTATGAAAGCGTACCAGAAGCGTACCACTTTTAATTTTTTGACCCTTTTTTCTAATTTTTTGAGATTTTCTTTTCTACTTTTTCGAGATCAAAAACAACCGCCGTAGGAGTTTCATTTTTGACGGTGGCCTGCTTATTTAAATCAGCAGCAACCTGCTCCATTTTGTTTGGATAGAGATGAGCGTAGGTAGACATGGCCACCTCGACGGTATCACCCAGGCGCTCGGCCACAGCAACGATGGAATAACCCAGTTCAACCAGCAAGGCAGCATGAGAATGGCGGAGATCATGAACACGGATCCGTTTCACTCCGGCAGCATTGGCCGCCTCATTGAGAGTACGCCCCAGAGTTCCCTTTTGGAAGTAGAAAATACGGTCGTGTTTATCGATATCATACAGGGCATCGATATACCGGAGGACTTCATCATAGAGAAAATCCGGCATAGAGACATCACGGTAACTATTATCGGTTTTAGGAGGACCGTTCTTGTCTTCGCCCTTGCGCCGGTGGTGCGTTTTTTCAATCCGGGCGACCTTTGTCGAAAGGATATCGGCCGGCTGCAGAGCCAAGCACTCACCTTCACGCAGGCCCAACCAGTACATAAGCATAAAGGCGACACGGAAGCTCCAGTTTGTAACGTGGACCATAGCCTGGTTAAATTCATCCAAGGTCCAGAATTTCATCTTCCCGGCCTTCTTTTTACCCATAAACCCGGCAGGATGGCACGGATTAGACTGCAGGTTATAAAACTTAACTGCATAATTAAATATTGCCGACAGCCGGCTATTTATGGACCGGATATAGGTTTCAGAATACTTTTTACCGGTCCGAGGATTTATAGCAGACATGACGGTGTTCTGCCAGTTCCGGATGGTCACGGCGTCAATTTCATTGACCGGAAGCTCACCGAAGTAAGGGAGCAGCCACTTGTCGATGATGGAATCCTGTGTGCCCTGCGTACCTTCCCGGACGCGGTGCTCGGCATCGGCCCGATACAATTCCACCAGAGAGGCAAAAGACATTTCACAGCTCCGGCTATTCTTCAGAAGAAATTCACGCTCGAAAGCCTGGGCGTCCGACCTTTTATCGAACCCCTCTTTTTTCTTTTTCCGCCTTTTCCCGGTCCAGTCAGTATACCAGAAGGCAGCGTACCACTTTTTAGCTCCGGTTTTAGTTTCGTATTTGTAGACAGGCAATCGCATACCTCCT